TCAACAAAGACTTCTGTAAACCCCATAGCTTGGTGTTAATCTTCACATCTTCTTTGCAGCGATAAAGATATTCCTCACGAGATAGGTTCTTCCAATCAGTGATAGTTGGCTTCTCAATCTTTAAACGCTCACCCCACTGCTCTAAGCCATGCTTGTTAATTGTAGGGAACAAGTACCAAGATAGGGCTAGAGTATCTATAAGCTGTGCTTTAATCTTGATGTTCAGCAATTTCTCTAATACAACAGCGTCAAACCTGATTATATTATGACCCACTAATACATCATCATTGGTAAGGTTCTCAAAGAAACTCTTATCGACCTCCTTCCCATTAGCAACTATGCAGTGGATTTTATCAGGGTTAAATCCATTACACTCTATATCAAATACATACTCAGTCATTTTTTTGTAAACCTATTTAATTGAGAGATTGCTATGTTCCAGCAATCTGCGTGGAATGTAAACTGTTTGCCATTAACAAAATTACTATCTAACTCACCCTTTTTATGAAACAGGGCTTGTTGGTAAAACTTATCCTTAGAAATCCATCCAACTAAATAAACAATATTATTGTTGACTCTTGTAAATACATATCTGTCACACTTTTGTTTGGTGTTGTAGTTTGCTACGGAACAGTCATAGTTTGGTCTTGGTGGTGAGTTACAGTTTTTGCTTTTAACATCCACTGTTATTCCATCTGCAATAAGGTCATACTCATAGGTATTGGTATGGTCTACCTCAAAGCCAACAGAACACAAGTGTTTAGCTGTAGCTATTTCACCACAGAACCCCGCTAAGTTACCTCTGCCCTTTATAATACTGTTGTTTATTTTTCCTAGTTGGTTAGCAAGGGCTTTAGCACTAGACATTTCACTATCTGTTAGTGTCACTATAATCATATCACCAACTCCTTCTCATGGGTTCTAGGTAGGTCACTGTACTCTCATCAAAGTACACATCACAAGTATAAGACTGACCAAAATCCCTATCAAATAACATATAGAACTCTGACATATTCTTTCTGTCAGGTGGACACTCATCACTTCTATCTCTACTGATACCATGACCATAATGAAAGAACCTTTCCATAGACCGACTACCAAAGAACTCGGAGCTGTACACTCTAGCACCTTTCTCGTGTGGCATACTGCCTTTAGGTTTGGGGTTCACATGAGAGTAAAAAAATAGAGTGATAGGGTACATAGATACTAAGTCAGCAGCAGAACTACATATCTTACCTAACTCAGTGTTAGTTTGACTAGCATCACAACCTTGTACAAGTGTGGTCATGGGGTCAATCATAAAGATATTGATACCATCAAGTAGGTGCATCTCAGTGATAGCGGTTTGTATTGCTTCCCAATCTCTTGACCCTGCCCTGTCATAGAACCTAACCTTACCATCTAATCCTTCCAGTGTTTGTCTTAGCTCACTGTCCTCGTAGATTGTATCAGGTCTAGTAAAATCTTTCTTTGCTTGCTTACTAGCTAACTTCTTAGCTGTCTTTACTGGACTGTTCTCAAGGTCAAACATACCTACCTTGACCTTCTCATTGTACACAAGGTGATGTACTAGCTGGTGCTGGTGGTCTGTCTTACCAATCTTAGGTGCTGCACTAACACAGTGGATTGTACCTTCTCTTATGCCGAAGCAAGCCTTAGTAACTGTATCCCACGGAAAACTAATACCCATTTGTGGTTTGGTCATAGCACTCTCTATGATGTCACATACATCTACCACTTCACCTTGTCTTACAACACTGGCATTGTATACACAAGCTGTAAAAAGTTCTCTAGCTCTATCCTGTAAAACCATTTCATTTGCATCTTTTAATGGTAAACTAGCTGACTTAAACAATGGGTATACCTTCAAGCAATCCTTTACTGCTTTCTTACCTGCTTCATCATTATCAAAAACCAGCACCACTTCTTTGTATCTGGATAATAGTTCTTTGTTATTGAGTAAATCTTTAACTGCATTGCTTACACCTCTAGTCAAACTAACAACACAAGGTTTAAAACTCTTGTACTTTTCCCCATTAAATTTTTCTATGGTTTGATGAAGTGCCATTGCATCTAATCTACCCTCAGTGATAAACAATTTTGTATCACCATTACAAGTCCAACTACCCCACAAATCAAGCTCTCCTTTCCTATCTCCAACAGAACTGAACTGCTTGCTTGCTGTTTCTTTACACTCAAAACCTTTTAACTTACCACCCAAAGTATCGCCACAATAAATATGAGTAATAGTCTTACCATCAGTTTCTGATAGACTACTTCTAACACCATACTTCTTTGCTGTTGCTTCTGAAATTCCTCTATCAGGTATAGCTAATATCGGTAGCTGTTTAATCTCCTCTATCGTTTTCATTTTACTAGCCTTATATTGTTTGTTGATTGGTACAACTTCTGCTGTACTTGATTTGTGAAATACCCCACAAGAAAAACAAGTTCCATTTATTGTGCCATCTGACTGCTCGTAGCGAGCGTGTGCATCTGACGAATTGCACACAGAACAGCTCGTGTGATACAAAAAAACTCCTTTATCATCTGACATCTTCTTCTCCATTATTATGTGGCACTAAACCAATCATAGTATGAGGTATAGTCTTATGATTATTCATGTACTCAGTAGCTTGCTCAAGATTTAAACCTTTACTCAGGTACTTAACCTTGTCCTCTAAAGAATACAATACAATATCGTATAACTCTTTACTCTTATCCATTTAGTTTTCTTTCCTCCCTTTGTACAACAATGTGAGGTATGTACTTAGCCAATAACTCTGGTCTTGAGTGTACATCAAACTTCTTAAAGATACTATGTACAATCTGTTTGATATTATTTCTTTTCATTTTGAGTTGTTCTTCTATTGCTAGATTATCCCAACCCAACAACAGTTTAATAAATATCTTACGCTCTAACTCAGTTAAATCTTTTGTCGGACTCATTTTTTTCTCCATTATTTATTGTATTATTTTTAATAATTATGCTACCCTAAAAAACATATGCTAAACAACTGACTGCTGTTGTTAGTTATTTAACTCACTTACCTCTTTAAATTAACATCAACTAACCAGATTTCTTTCAGCTTAACAGCACAAGTATAACCTTCTGCATAAGCTCTGTTACCTTCCTTAATTTCCTTTTGTTCATCAAGTTCTTTATCATTAGCACCATCAGAAAAACCTTTCATAAATTCTTCAAACTCATGCTCATAAATTTTTATAAACGTATCTAAAATACTATCTTTAGTATCTCTGTCTAAAAATGGATAGTCTGTGTATTCCATTTCAACATTTCTTATTGGTTGTTGTTCTTCTGTGTATCCACAGTTCATAAAATCTCCACATTTTAAAACACAATATACATTGTCATTAAAATTACGGAACTCAGTTTTCTTTTGACATGCTGGACATACCCAACAGTAAGTATAAGTATCACTCATGTTATTGTTTCCTTTTCATTGTTGTTATTATTATTAGCCAGTAGCTGGACAATGATTATGTCAGCAATTCGCTGGCTTAAATGGCATAATTCTGGGTGTTCTGGGTACTCCAAAAGAAGGAGTGGAATACCAACCCTAAAACCAGTTCTATTAGGGTCTACGTTCATAGCTCTCTAGCCTTTTCAATGGCTTGATATACATAGTCTAAAGCATCAAGACTATGACCACCAACATGCCACCTAAACAGCTCATCTACTGGTGGTACATACCCCTCTGTTTTCCATGCGTAGATAGTAGCATGAATAGTCCTATCATCTTCAGCCTTGAAAGCAATATCCCACTGAATAGACACCTTAGTTTCCCCACCCTCAGTAAACCTAACACCCTCACCGAAAGCCTTCTCAACAGTACTTCTTGGAGTAGTTAAGTACCCCTGAAAGTGAGTACCACCAGCAAAGCCAGTGGTTTTATAACTCTTATAACTCATCTTCATTCTCCTTTAATTATATTTATCTTTCGTTCTATGTAAGCAAGCTCCCACCCTTCGCCATAATATTTTTCTTCCATGTCGTCTATATCTTCACCAATTCGTAGATATATTGCATCAATATAATCTTCATAGTGTTTAACGCTGTGAAACAACGCCATGTACGAGTCAACATCTTTACTGCCCTCGTACCATTTTATATTTGGAAAGTGTATCTTTATTCTTCTTTTTTCTTTATCAAGTTTTACATTATTTCCATAGATTTCATCTATACCAGCATAAACATCATCTATACCAGAACATACCTCTTGCCACGCAAGTTTTGTTTCAAGTTTTCCTGCGACCTCTTCCAAAAACATATCCCAATTCTTTGCAATAGCTTCTGATAGATTTGGTTTTGCTTGTATGATTATAATTATTTCATTACTCATTTTGTATTACTCCTTTAAAAATTTATAGATTGAATACACATAATACAGATAACTGTAGTTGCAAGCAAGTAATAGAACCAGCTAACTGCTGGCTCTGGTTCTTGTAACTTTAAATGCTTATAGTCCTTCATCATTAATCCTCATCAAATTCGTTCGACATTGAAAGATACAATGCTAAGTATAAACAAAGAAATGTACCCCCTAAAGTGTATAGCAAAAATCCGAAAATAGTCATTGTTATAAATCTCCTATAGCCATTTTGTAAGTATCAGTAGCCAATATTTTAGCTAATTTAACATCTACTCCATTACGTTCTAAGTGAGTTGCGATTTTATATATAGCAAATTCTTTTTCTACTTCTTGAACTGTTTTCATTTTATATCACTCCTTTTTTTTAATTCTTTTTTTGCATCTTCTAGCCTTTGAGCTTCTTCTTCTGTATTTAATAGCTCTAACATACTGAGAGCTTTCACCATGTTTTTTAGTGCGTATGTTGGTTGGTTTTTAATATTCATGCTTCCTCCTCAAAATGCCATTTCAAACTACAGTCAAAATGATTAATGATGTAGTTTCTAGCGTGATAGTCATCAATAGCTTTAAAATGTTTTACTATGTCTTTGCTATCGTTATAAACAGCTTTACCTTCTGCTATATAATTTTTCATGTTGTATTACTCCTGATTGTTTTAGTTTTCACTGACCCTCTTAGCGAGGGTTTCGGCTAGTCACTAACTAGCTCTCATCAGAGTGAATTTATATCTCCTCAATAGGTTCTTCTCCCCATTTCTCTAATTCAAACCATGACATCTCACCCACTTCAATTATATCCTCTTCACCTGTTTCGTAATCAGTTTTACAAG